CTTATGACCCCTGCTGCTGGTATGACATTCGCTTGGAACAACATTCCCGGTGCAAACAACTTGGGTATCACTGTTGAATCCTTCTCGGATGATGCACTGAAGCGTATGCAAATCGCTGAGCATATCCAAGTTAAAATGTCTTACGACATGAAAGTTGTTGGCGCAGACTTGGGCTACTTCTTCAAAGACATCGTACAATAAATATACCTTGGTGGGGGGCTTAGGTGTCCCCTACCTTACACTATATAGGATACCCCGACAATGCACCCTTCATACCTTGGCTGGCAGATAGACTGGCCTGTTTTCGTAAAGAGACAATTTACCTCAGACGGTAAACAGTGGGAAGCTCAAGAACACTATAACTGGTTAAATCGTGGCATAGCATCAGAACCTGTCGCACAGTTATACCTTCAAGGCTTTATCCACCACAATAGAGAATTAGAGAAACAAGCTAAAGTTGGAGATAGGCTAAGTGAACTAACTGGCCCACAACTAGATAAGCTGATAGGACTTCTTAACGCAGAAGTAAAAGCTAACACTAACAGTAATACAGAGTACACCGAAAAGAAAGTTAAGCAGTCTAAGATAGATGCTAAACAAAGAGCACTACTAAGAAGTTACCTTCGTAACAACAGGTGGATCGAAGATAAGTTCTTTGAAATAAGAGACGGTATATTAGAAGACTAAAGTAGGAGTAGACGATGGGGTGGACATATGACCCAACAAATCTTGGAACAACAGATGCAGCCCAACGTCTTAACTCTGTTAGGCTCCTAGTAGGCGATACTGATACTTCAGATCAACAGCTACAAGATGAAGAGGTAGTCTTTGGCTTAGGTCAAAATGGCAACTCTATCTATCACACAGCTAGTTGGTCTGCTAGAACTATTTCATCTAAGTACTCAAGACGGGTAACAACAGCTTTAAGCGGGGCTTTAAGTGCTGACTACTCTGACCTAGCTAAACAGTATATGGCTCTGGCTGACACCTTAGAGTACCAAGCTAAGACTTCTGGTGGTAACATAGGCATCTACGCTGGTGGTATCTCTAAGACCTCTGTAGAGGCTGTGAGAGAGAATACAGATCGTATTAGCCCTTCTTTCTACAGAGACAGATTTAAGAACCCGCCAAGTTACCAAACACCTGAATACGAGTAAGGAGTAAGATATGGCATTTCGCCCCTTTGACTTACTAAACCTCGTAAGAGACTTTGGTTCAGATGTAATACTAAGGAAGACTAGCACTGCTGGAAACTACAACCCCGCTACAGGTTTGGTGGATGGTTCAGCTACCACTGACTATACGGTAAGTTCTTACTTCTTTAATTTCTCTGTAGGTCTTCCTAGTGGGGATGAGGTTCGTAGGGGTTCTAGCCGCTGTGTAATTCCAGCTTTGGACCTTGCTGTTGTCCCTGACGATGAAGACAAAGTTATTGGACTTGGTAATACATACGAGATTGTATCAGTACAAACCTTCTACAGCAATGGGTTTGCTATCTGTTATGTATGTGAGGTCAGAGACTGATGGTTAGCTCAACTAAAAGTTCTGGTAGTATTCAAACAACCTTCGATGCCCTTAAGAGTAAGATAAAAGCCAAGGCAGAAGATGGGGTTGAGGAGCGACTGGAAGACATTGCAGCTTACGCTGTGTACGTTGCTACACCAGATAATTCCATTGACACCGGGGCTTATGTAACCTCCTTTTCTATTGGTGCTGCTGGTTTCGGTGGTGGTCGATCACGGTCTTCAAACAACAAACCTAAAGGTCAAAACCCTCAAGCTATGAAAGATGAAGGCTTCTCTCAGCTTATGTATGACATACAGAGAATTGACTTTGAGGCTGTACTAGATTCTAGTAACACTAGGTTTACCCTTCGCAATCGTGCGCCTCACGCCAGAGATGTTGAGGATGGCGCTAACTGGAAAAGCTCAGGCTACCACGTCTTCGCAACGATTAAGGACCAGTTCAGATGAGTATTTATAATGACATTCGTGCCGCTCTTGAGAGCCACTTAGCTAGTACTGCTGGACTGCCCTCTGGAATAGCCTATGAGAACGTCTCATTTGAGCCACAGACAGGCACTAGCTTCCTTAAGGTGGCCTTCGTCCCAACGTCTCGTAAACCCGCTGTACGAGGCTTAAATCCACAACAACGGTATCAAGGGGTCTTCCGTGTATTCTGTTACACACCCGAAGGTAAGGGTCCAGCTACTGCTGATGATATCGCTAACAAGGTTATCACAGCCTTTGATGCGACAACTGACATCTCTTTTACCAATAGTGATGCCGAGACTTTTATAGTTTCTATTGACTACGCTGATAGAGACAACGGCTTTGTAGATAGCCCTTGGTATTATACAGTAGTAAATATCGGATGGTACATCTACAACGCTTAAAGGAGTACACAATGTACAAAGCACTAAAGAATTTTACCTCCGTTGGTAAAACTTACCTCGTCGGTGATAACGTTCCCGCCAGCCTTGCTTCAAGCTTAGACCCTTCCTTAGTGGAAGCTTCTGAGGTTGTATCAAAACCCAAGAAATCACACATAAAAAGTGAAGTTAAAGCTTCGCACAAAGGAGAATACTAATGGCATTCGCACAAGGTAGCCGTTCAAGTCTAGCTTACATAGCTGAGACAACATTTGGCACAACGCCATCAACACCAACCCTCGCTAACCTCCCTATCAACTCACATTCCTTGGACTTAACCAAAGATCGTGTTGAAGGTAATGAAATCCAAGCTGACCGTATGTCACGTGTTGACCGCCACGGCAATAAACAAGCTGGTGGTTCTATTGAAGTAGACCTTCGTAAAGGTGACTACGATGAACTGCTTGAATCAGCTTTCTTTAACTCATACGCCACAGACGTTTTGAAGGTAGGCACTACACCTAAATACTTCTCAATGGAAGATGCAGCTAACGACGTCAATCAGTTTCGTCTGTTCACAGGTTTGGCAGTTTCTTCGGTCAACTTCTCCATTGCCCCTAACCAGATGGTCACATCGACTTTTGAAATGGTTGGCAAAGGCATGACACAGGCTGCTACAACGGGTTCTACTGGTGGCGCACCAACAGCCTCTTCAACTAACTCACCATTCGATAGCTATTCAGGTACAATCTCAGACGGTGGCGCAGGTATTTCCATCGTCACTTCTATTGACTTTAGCTTGACTAACTCACTGGCCCCTACCTTCGTGGTTGGTGCTGATAATGCACAGTCTCTTGAGTTTGGTCGTGCTGTTGTTGAAGGTACAATGACAGTTTACTACGAAGATCAGACACTCATTAACAAGTTCTTGAATGAAACTGAGTCTTCTATCGAAGTGTCTATAGATGATCCTACCGGTGCTAACCCATACACATTCTTATTCCCCCGTGTAAAGTATAATGGTGCATCTGTCCCACTTCAGAACCCTCAGTCCCGTCTGATTACACTTCCCTTTGTGTCTCTGTATGACACAGTAGAGAACACAAACTTGAAGATGACACGTACATCCTAATCCCTAGCTAGGGTAGGGGAGGCATTGGTGTCGGGTCTGATGCTTCCCCACTATAAACCACCCGACTTAACCTCGACAATCAACTTATAAAAGGAATCCCGACATGGATTTAATGAATATCGGCACTACAAAAGAAACCACAGACGTAACCTTGTACAATCCCGTGAACTCTGAGATTCTCACTAATGAAGACAATTCAGAGATGACCATTACAATACATGGTCCTTACTCAAAGAAGTACAAGACAATTTCTCATGCTCAACAGAACCGCCGCTTGATGAAAGCACAACGTACTGGTGGTAAGCTTAACCTCACTGCTGAGGAAATTGAAGCATCCGCACTAGACCTTCTGGTGAAGTGTGTTGACGGTTGGAACATTACTCTTAGTGGTGAGATGCCAGAGTGTAAAGAGTCTAAGGTACGTGAAGTCTTTGAAGCATTACCTTGGGTGCGTGAACAGGTGGATGCTGCATTGGGAGATGCCCAAGCTTTTTTGGACAAATAAGGGCTGAACTAGAGGAGTACGCTGAGTATTCCTTTAAAATGGGTAGGAAGGTCTCAGGTAGCAAAGGTAAAGCTACTGAGGCTGACCACCTAGCCCAAGTCGCCAAACAATTAGGGAAGGACTTAGAAGATGTTGAAAAGTTTAACTCTGATGCCCTCTTCCCTGACATAGCCTCCCACATATGGACAACATTCATAGAACTTCACGATGGTAGAACCTACGGTATGAGTGGCCCTAATCCTATCTCTTACGACATCATTAAGGCTTGGTGTGATCTTACAGGTGTAGACCTTTCCCCTTGGGAAGTAACTATTATAAAGTCTCTGGATAACCTCTGGATTAAAATTACTGGCGAGGAAG